GTAGAACACCAGCCTTCCAAGCTGGATACGTGGGTTCGATTCCCATCACCCGCTTACACTGAGAATCCAGTGTTGTGTGTTTGTAGCTCAGTTGGATAGAGCAACGGCCTTCTAAGCCGTGGGTCGGGGGTTCGAATCCCTCCAAGCACGTTTATATGGTGGGTATAGCGCAGTTGGTTAGCGCGCCAGATTGTGGCTCTGGAGGCCCAGGGTTCGAATCCCTGTATCCACCCTTTAATTTATAATATTTGAAAGAAATGGCAAGCAGAAATGCTCGCATTTTTTTTATGATAGACATTGTAAGAGTGGATATCATAAAAGTCTCCGGCAGGATATGAGAGCTTTGGCAGATTACGGGATGCCATAAGTTAAGCGATTGTCGCAGGCGCGGGAATGTGCCATGGCGCATTCTATGTTAAGACATAAAGATAATGGGTCATCGCCAAGCGGTAAGGCACAGGACTTTGACTCCTGCACTCGCTGGTTCGAATCCAGCTGGCCCAGTTACGGGCGTGTAGCTCAGGTGGTAGAGCACTTGACTTTTAATCAAGTTGTCCGGGGTTCGAATCCCCGCACGCTCACTTTAGAAAGCACGGTTGCCAAATGGCTAAATACCGTGCTTTTCTTGTATTTATGCGGTTTTTAAGGGTATGACCTGTCTAAAAATCATACCCTTAAAAGTAATCGAAAGTATCTAAAGTTTAGGGAAGTATTTGTTCCATCCGTGTTCCATGTTCCATCCGTATTCCAGAAATCTAAGATACCATTTCATTTAGTTGTTCCATTTTTCGTTCCATGGGTTGTTCCACTTTTTGTTCCAAATTTAAAGCATCATTTACAGCGGATATGCTATCTTCTTTTTCTAACATTAAGTGATTGTATACTTCCAGAACGACCTTTTCAGAGTCCCCTACAAGCCTTGCAATCATCTTTATGCTAATCTTAGGGAACTGGTAGCATAAGTTTGTGCAGTAATTGTGACGGAAGATGTGGCTTGTTAAATCCTCAATAGGACTTTCGCTGACCGCCTGCATTGCTTTTATGATTCTACCCCACATCCTGCGGAAACCGGATTTTGTCATAGGCTTGTAATCACGATTTATGAATAAGTATTTCCTGCCATCTTTTCTAAGTTGTTTTATGTAACTAGAGATTGTATCGAATACGTTATCTGGTAACGGTAATGTTCTTTCTCCGTTCTGTATGTTTTTTACTGATTTTTTCTTTGGTATGTTGTCTGATATGTCGTGTGATTTGTCGATAGATACTGTATGTGCTTCTAAGTCAAAGTCTGCTTCTGTTAGTGCTAAGGCTTCTCCACACCGCAATCCACAGCCGTAAATGATATAGACATATATTTTATCCATTAAATTAAAATCTGCCTTAAAAACGGCTCTCTGTTCGTCTGGTGTCAAAGGACGTTTTTCTTTTGCTTTGTAATTTATAGATTCAAAGTTGTCAAATATATCTGCGAATGATTGTGCGGAATAAATACGATCACAAACAGCAGAGTGCAGGATCTGTTTGAATGTCATAACAATTTGTTGTTGTGTCCGCGATTTGCCTTTAGCACCGTTCAGAATCAATTGTAAGTGACTCCGCTGTATATCTTGTAGTTTAACGTATTTGATGCCGTCAAAATGGACGTTAATTACATTGTCGTACATTTTATTGGTATTGTTAGCTCTGTTAGATTCTTTATATAAGATTTTCCACTGTCTGGCATAATCAATAAATAGTATATCGGTGTCAATCATTGCCTGCCGTTGGTCCCTTAGTTGCTCAAACTCCTTTACGATTCTTTCTAAATCTTTAGAGCTTTTCTTGGACCGCAGGTGTTTGTATCGTTTTTTACCGTTATCCTTGTATGTACCATCCCACACGTTAGTAGAATAGTAACCGTCTTTACCTTTTTTAAATTTAGCTGTTGCCATTGTATCACTCCTTAGTTATAAATTAGTTAAAAATGGGTACAAAAATAACAGCCATGCAAGAGTGGTTTTTAAAAAGATTGAAAAATAACATAGATGTGTTACAATATAAATGAACTTTCTATAATTTAATATTTTATAATCCAACGATGTTATGGAAAAAGGAGTTACCGATTCTTATTAGTCTTCACGGTGGCTCTTTTTTTATACCCTTGCGTGACCGCACTGTTAATGATACAATAATAGTTGGCTAGACTTTATTAAATCAAAAACAGTGTTTTTGGAGACTGTACCACATTCGGGCGTGGTACGGTCTTTTTTATTGTTATTTAACTTCCCAAGATTTACCGCAGTCTTGGCAAATTGCCATTTGTTTACTGTTAATATCTGTCTTAGATGCTTTCTTTTCTTTGTATTTAGACTTTTTAGGTGTTAATGCCCACAGACCGCCAGTCGCTGCGATCATACCTGCACGTCCCAGACTGTTACCTGCACGAGTCACAACACTCTTTTTACGGACCTCAGACTTTCCCTTTGTTTTAGCTGAGTCCTGCACAAACTCATATCCTATATTCAAGCTGTGACACTTAGGACAGTATGGTGCATCCAGATAAAAAATCTTATAAAAATCTTCGGCTTTTTTGCTGTCTACCTTTTTCAAAATCTCATAGTAAGCATCCCTAGACCTGTCTTTATCCGCTTTGATTTTGCTTGCATTAAAACCCAAATTACCGTTAAATTTACGCATTTCATAATCATAAGTTAACTGATTAATAGCATCATTTGTATAATCCAGTTTGACAAGAATATCTTCTTTTGGATTCTCTTCTGCCTTATCAAAACGGCATAAATAGAAGCTGTCTTTTGCTACATAAAGTATATGTGTTAGTGTAGAAAGAAAACCACTATCTGTATATTTACCTGCTGTGATAATTAAATCACTAGGTTCATTAACAATACCTTTTTCTATAGCAATATCAATCGTTTTTTCATCAATTTCATACCGCGGAACTTCATTATCAGCAGTAGAAACAGTAGCTAATTCTTTTAAGATTTCCTCTGTTGGGCATCCACAATTTGGACAAGCAGAAGCTTTTTCAGAGAACTCTTTCCCACATTCAGTACAAGTTATTAATGCCATGTAACATCCCTCCTCTTATAATGTATAACAAGCAACGTGACAACCACAATAGCAGGCAAAACGCAGGCTAGAACCCACGGTTTTATGCGGCTTGTAGGACTTTTTGCATAGTAGTATCACAGGCAAATCGCAGGCAAATATCAATCAACCATGCATTTCTTTTTTTAAAAGTCCAAGAAACAACGGTTTTATGCGGTTTTTAGCACCATACAAAAAGTTTTTTTAATTTGTGATTGACAAAACAATATTTTTAGTGTATTTTTATTTTCTTTTATATAAATATATAGTATCTAAAGACTATAGTTATATATAACCTATATAGTATTATAATAATTAATATTTATATTTAATTAAAAAGAAAAAATAAAACAAAAAAGAAAAAAATTAAAGTCTTTTGAAGCTGACTAATCTTTCAGCATATCCGGTTAACGATGATAATTGATCGAGCGTATATCCCGGATGTTCGATAATCGTTTCATCTGGTATCAAAAGCTCCGCTGCGAATGTGTGAGCTTCAATTTCAGTTTTGTTTGATTGAAACTGTTTACCATAACTGAAAAAATAATAATCTTCATTGTGCATAATACTATGTGCCAATTCATGAGCGACAACAGTATCTCTTAGCTTATCATCCTCGATTCTATCGTTGATATAAATAAATTTCTTATCCCATATTTTCATGTAGCATCCTTGCAGTTCTCCTAAGTCTCCATACTGGATTGTTACGTCAAGGTAACTAGCAAGTAAATATGGATTTCTCGTACCGTATGTTTCAATCAAATCATTTACTGTATTTTTGATTTGATTTTTTCTCATACATAACCCTCCTGTTTATTTTTTTAGCATTGCAAGTGAAATCTCAATCTGTTTTAGCAATAAATCTATCGTATCGTTATTGACAGGTTTACCATCATAACGAACAGGTTTCATTGAGTCACTTCTTAAAAGTTCTTCAAGCTCCTCGTATTTTTGTTTGAGATCGTCAGTGTTATCTTTTTCTTTTTGCTTATCCTCCTTTCCTGTCATGAGGTACTCAACAGACACACCGAAGAAGTCAGCGAGCTTTTGCAATCTCTCAACTTTTGGGGTACTGTTTTTCCATTTTGAAATTGAACCATTAGAAAAACCTAGTTGTTTTTCAAGCTTTCCTTGTGATAATCCTTTTGACTTCCTAAGGCTTTCAATTCGCTCATAAATAGTCATAGAATCTCCTTTCTAAGAAATTACAGAACTTTTTCTGTAAAAATGCTTGACAAACTAGAAAGTTTTCTGTATAGTAAAAGCATAGCACAGAAAACTTTCAGTAAAAACAGAAAGCGATCACAGAAAAAAATCTGTATTTTATGTGGTAATTTAATATTAGAATATTTTCTGCAAAAAGTCAATGGAAATACTGAATATTTTCTAAGAAATAAAGAAAGGAGAGCAAGGAATTGTATATTTATGACAAAATTAAAAAGATTTGCGAAGAAAAAGGTATGTCAATTACCTACGTTGAGAAAAAAGCAGAACTTGGGAATGGTTTAATTTCTAAATGGAATGACAGCGTACCGAGTGTTGCAAATTTGAAAAAGGTAGCAAATATCTTAGAGGTTACCGTTGATGAGCTAATAGGAGAGGAGAGCGAGTAGATGTATATACAGCCATATTACCTTGGTTTGTTCGTAGGAGCTTTTGGAACTGTTGCAACAGAAATTGTAATTGTGCTGATTAGCAACTACAGAGACAAGAAACGCAAACAGAAGATGCAGGAGAGATTCAAGGAAGAAGAGTAAGAAAGGAGCGAGTATGAAATACGATAAGCCAATCATGAGAATGTCAGAACTCGTCAAGATGGGATTTCCAAGGTCATTCCTTGATGAAGCCTATCGAGAAAGAGGACAGGACTTTGCACAAAAAGGTCCTAAGTCCAATTCTCCCGTATTTTTCGATACAGAAAGATTTGAAAAATGGAGATTAAGGAAACTAGCAAATGAAAACCAATCAATGCAGAGAGGAGGATTCTAAATGAAAATGGGAGCATTCATGATGGGGTGTGGACTGTTAGTCTGCGGATTAGATTTAATGCCATTCTGGTTTATGGGTACTTGCGTAGCCGCAGGACTGGCATTAATCGCACAAGAGCGTGATGGATGGAAATGAAAAAAAAGCACCCAGACGTGCAGGTCTAAAGTGCTTAACAAAAAATGCATAACAACAGTATAGCAAGAAAAGGAGATTATGACAATGATTATTACAAAAAAAGAGTTCAAAGATGCAGTTAAGAAAGTAATTATTGAAGCAGTGAAAGAAACTAGAGACCCAAGGTTTACAGAAGAGGAAAATAAGGTAGCAGATAAAAAAATTGCAACAGGCATGACAGAGTTTTATAGCAAACTTATTGTAAAACTTTACGGACAAGATAATGAAGAATGGATATACAACAAAGAAAAAGCATTTGATAACGCAAATACAATCTTAAATGAAAGAATGGCGAATAACGATGCTATTGAAACCATTTTTGAAAATTTAGCATATACAGCAAGTGTGCTTAGACTTTTTACAATGCTTAAAGAAAATGAGCAGGAAGAAACAGTACCAAAAGAATTTGATGTAGAAGAGATTCTTAAAGAAGCAAAGGAGCGTGAGTAGTCATGATTGTGACAGGCTATACAGACGAAAATGGGACAGTAATCCCAGAAGAAGATGCAACAGAATATATCTGGAAGCAGGCAAGAAACAACGAAGAGGATAAAACATGGCTATTAGAGTATATGTGGGACGTGTTTACAGGAAATCCAAAATTCAAAAAGGAATTAGAGGAACTAAAAGAAGCTCGTTTTGATGATGTATGCAGTGTGAAAGAAGTCAATGAACAGGGAAATATTAAAGAATGTATTGAAGAATGAGAGGTAAAACATGGCTAAATTATATGAGATTAAAAACGAATTTAACGAACTGCTTTTAATGGCTGATGAGCAGGGGTTATCCCTTGACGATATTAAAGATACTATGGACGGTATCGAATTTGAGTTTGAAGAAAAGGCTGATTCTACCGCAAAGATGATTAAAACACTGATCGCTGATGCGGATTCAGTAAAAGCAGAGAAAGACAGGTTAGCAAAAAGAGAGACAGCATTGAGAAACAGTGCGGACAATTTAAAGAAGTATCTTGAAACAATGATGCTTGAAGTAAAAAAGAAGAAGTTTAAAACAACATTGTTTAGCTTCAATATCCAGAAAAATCCTAAAACTGTAAAGGTAGAAGTTGAGGAATTGTTACCTAAAAAGTATCTGATTAAACAGCCAGACAAGGTTAACAGGAAACAGCTTCTTGATGATTTGAAAGCAGGAGTGCTTGAAGAAAATGAAAATATGAGACTGGTACAGACAGAAAGTTTAAGAATCAGATAGGAGATAAGAATATGACGATACATGAAAAAATGATGAAGATTCAGACAACATTGAAAGCACCTAAGAATCTGTTTAATTCATTTGGTAATTACAAATACAGAAACGCAGAGGGAATCTTAGAAGCTGTGAAACCATTATTGGCAGAAAACAAATTGTCTATGTACATATCTGATGATGTGCAAGCGGTAAATGATCGTGTGTATGTAAAAGCTACAGTATCTATTTTTGATATTGAGACAGGCGAAAGTGTTATGGCTACGGCATCCGCAAGAGAAGCACTCAATAAAAAAGGTATGGACGATTCACAGATAACAGGAACAGCATCATCTTATGCACGTAAGTATGCCTTAAATGGAATCTTCTTATTAGATGATACAAAAGATGCAGACACAGACGAAAACCAGAAAGAACGTACTGCAAGAGCTAATAAGCAGGAACATGAAAAGGATAAAGAAAAACTTGATCAGATGAAGATTTCTCTTGTAAAACAGAAAACATTATTGGACTTGTGCGAAGATGAAAAGTTTGACATCAATAAGATTTTGAAATCTTACAAACATGAATCTATCAAAGATATTACAGAGGGACAGTACAAGTACATTGTAGCCAATAAAGACAAAGAGAGTGTAAGAAAGCTGTGGGCAGTTGATGGAAACGAAAGCTAAAATTCATGACATCTCAATTGATTTTGAAACAGGGAAACAGGTCATTTCTCTCGTGTGTGAAAAAGACATACGAGGGGAATATGACCGACTGAAAGATAAGGAATGTAGGCTTAAGGTTGTTCAGTACCGTGAGGGCAGGAGTTTAGATGCCAATGCATACTTTCATGTATTAGTTGGAAAGATTGCAGAGGCAACGGACAACAGCAAGGTATATATAAAGAACAAACTCATAGCAGAGTACGGACAGCATGAGATTATAAATGGTTCTTTGGTATCACTTCCATTAGATAACGATATAGAAGTGTACGACCTTGAATTTTGCCACCTACAACCGACAGCCAGTACAACTACCAATAAGGCAGGTAAGTTATTCAGAATCAATCTGGTAATGCGTGGTAGCCATACATACGACACAAAGGAAATGTCTGAATTGATAAAAGGAACGGTGGAAGAAGCAAAAGAGCTTGGAATTGAGACAGCAACACCACAGGAAATCGCAGAAATGGAAGAAAGGTGGGGACTTAAGATTGAGAAAGAAAAAGTCAATCATCGTTGATGATATGGAACATTGTAAATTATGTGGAAGTCCTTATGTAGAGATACACCACTGTTTACATGGGACAGCAAACAGGAAGAAAGCTGATAAGTATAACTTAGTGATTCCGTTGTGCCACGAACACCATACAGGCGGTAAACAATCCGCACATTTAAATGCCAGATATGACCTTATGTATAAGAAGATGGCACAAAAGGCATTTGAAGAAAAGATAGGCACGAGAGAAGAGTTTATAAAGGAGTTTGGCAAGTCATGGCTGTAACATATACGATTCAAGGCAGACTGGACGGATTAAACGATTATACACGATCATGCAGGACTAACGCATATAAAGGTGCTGACTGCAAGAAAAAGAATCAAAGAATCTGTAAATACAGCATACCGTTATGGTTACGCAAAAAGAAATTGAATTTCCCAGTGATCGTTGAGATTACATGGTATGAAAAAAATAAAAGACGTGATCCAGACAATGTTGCATTTGCTAAGAAATTTGTCTTAGACAGTCTAGTAGAATCTGGAACATTCCCCGGAGACGGACAGAGGTATGTACTAGGATTTATAGACCACTTTAGAGTAGATTCGAAAAATCCAAGGATAGAAATTACTATTCATGAGGATAACGATAAATAAATGTAGGAGGGCAGTGAATGAACATAAATATAAATACAGACTGGGAATGGTATGAAAACACAAATGTATTTAGATTGTTTTACCACTGCCTGCTACATACAAATTTAGAGGACAAGCGGTACTGCGGCAGAGAAATCAAGGCAGGGCAATTTGTTTCTTCTATAACAAGAATCAGTGCAGAGACAGGCTTAACAGAATCGCAGGTCCGAACAGCACTTAAGAAGCTAAAAGATACTGGTTACATATCCACAAAAAGCACCAATAAGTACACGATATACACAATAAATGAGTATCAGAAGTACATAGATTGTGGACAAGTTGCAGAAACAACTACCGAGGAAAACACGATGGTTGAAAATGGAACAAAAATGGAACAAACAGTGGAACAAACAGACGAAAACGCAAAGAAAAATTGCGAGAAATCAAAAGAAAATTGCGAAAAGTCGAACAAAAAAGCAATCAATGAATGTTTTGAAAGACTCTGGAAACAGTATCCGAATAAACGTGGTAAAGGACAGGTATCCGACACAAAGAAAAAGACTCTGTATGAGATAGGAGAAGAAAAAATAGAAAGAGCCTTGAAAAGGTATCTGGATGATTTATCTAAGGACAGTAGTTGGAGAAAACCACAGAACGGAAGTACATTCTTTAATTCTGGTTACGTGGATTATCTGGACGAGAACTACGAAAAACCACCAGAACCGAAGCCACAGCGGAATCCTGCAAGTGTCTTAGAATGCGAGAGAGACTATGACTTTGATGATTTAGAAATGCAGTTACTACATAAGCAATTAGAGTAAGGAAAAAGGAGTGATGGAAAATGTATCAAATGAGTTTTTTTGGTAATGAAACAGCACTTAGAAGCCATTCCATTACCAAGCAGACTAGAAGAGAATCCCACAAAAAGATTAATAAAGAAGCAATGCATATCTTAATTCTTGAGCAGCTTGGATACGAAGCTATGACAGCACGAGAGATCGCAACGGTGTTGTATAAGCATAAAAAAGTATTAGAACCGACAAGGCAGCAGGTACAACCACGATTGACAGAGCTAGTACAGGACGGACGTATTGAGGTGTGTGGTAAACGACACGACAGTCTAACAGACAGAAACGTGGCAATCTACAGAAAGGTGGCTAAAGATGGGGTACAAAAAAATAAGCAAAGATCTTAAGAGAAAAATTCTTAAAGAAGTGGAAGAAACGAAAGAGGTTACTTCTGTTGCGAAAAAATACGGAGTAGACCCATCAAGCATCTTCAAGTGGAAAAAATACGGTATCGAAGCAAAGCGGAGAGAGTACACAAAAGAGTTTCGCAAACAAGTTGTCAAAGAAAAGGTAGTTAAGAAGCTACATGTACAGGAATGTGGAGCAATTTATGGTGTACCTGGTTATCTTGTTAGATTCTGGGAAGATGAATTGGTGGAAGAAGTAAAAGAAGAGATTCGACAAAGCCGATTCAAAAAAAAGCAACATGAACGAAGATTTATTCATGTTACTTCACATTCTGGTTATTGGAAATAAAAACTAAATAATACTTTTCTGGTTTGATTCTCTGCCTAAGTAACTGTAAATAATGTTTTTTGTATTTTCAGATTTTTCATTTTTCATTTTTTATTTTTCATTTTTTATTAGGCAGAGACTCAAGCCAGAAAAGGCTTGTTGCACAGGATTTTTATATACCACACGAACAATTAAATAAGAATCCTCGCAACGCATAAGCAACAAAACTCTTTAATTATTTGTTGTATAAGTCATGATTTCCCCTGCTATTAACGGCAGGGGAGAGAATGGACAGTAAAGGAGTAAGAAATGCAAATTTATAATATAGAAACGAAAGCAATTATAAGCGGAGAAGAAATAAAAGAATTAGATGATTGCTTTATTTTGACAAATACTGACGAGAGAAATGATATGCAGACAACGATCAGATGCTTGAAACCAACGTGGAACAAAGTAATTTGTAAAGAAACGTGTTTACAGCGTATTACAAGTCAGCTAAATCAACTTACACAAAACACGGTTTTAGGAGTTGATGAGTTAAGCAATAATACAGATACACTCATGATGAGAATAACATTGAAAAATGTTAAAAACAAAAGTCTATTGATATATAACAAACAAAATAAAACAACATACATTGATTGTTGGTTTATCAGTAGTAGATTTTTAGATCAAGCCATAGAAGATTATTTAACAAATAAGGAGGATTAAATATGGGAATTAAAAATCTAACAGAAGCAGAAGAAAAAGAGTTTTACAGACTCGTTGGGAAGATGAATGGAGAAAAACCAGACAAGGAACAGGGTGTAAAGGTAAGGAAACCACGACAATCAGAAGAATATTTTTGTATTAGTAATGATGGAGCTGTTATACAAAGCAGGTGGACGAATGATTCTTTAGATGAAGGAAGATGGGAATTAGGAAACGTCTTTTTCACAGAAGAGTCAGCGTGGCTTGCCAGAGAAAAAAGAAAAGTAGAAGTTGAACTTGAACGATATGCAAAGGAACACAATGACCCAACACTCGAAGATAGTTATTTCATTTTGTATGATGAATACAATGAAGAACTTGATTATGATGTGTGGGCCGATTACAGACCACAGGGAGCGGTGGTATTCACATCAAAACAACTTGTATTTGATGCGATCGAGTCAATAGGAAGAGACAGAATCATTAAATACATCTTTGGGGTAGAAAGTGTGGGAGAGGAATGAATTTTACAAAAGCGTTCGCAGTATTTATGCAAATTGATTCAAAGGAGTTTACGGAAGATGAAAAATATGAAGCAATACAGCAGGTGTTAGATGCAGCGACAATAAACAGTATCACAAAAAAGAAGGTGTTAAATGTAGTGTCATGGTTGTTAAATAAGCAACAAAAATATAGATGGCACGACTTAAGAGATAATCCGAATGACCTGCCAGAAGATAATAAACAAGTTTTAGTTTCTATAAAAGATGGGTGCATTCACAGAACATGGCATGACTCTCACGGATGGAGAAACCGTAACAGTAAAATTAGATATTATAGCGATAAAAGTGTTTTGGCATGGCGAGAGATTGAAGAATTTGAAAGCGAGGAAGAAGATGAAAATTAATGCAAAACAACCAAGTATTAAAACATACACATTAAGTCACTTCAAAATTGGAGAGGTGTGTATGGGTGTGAGAGATGAACATTATTATCTTGTAGTTAAATCAGAAAAAGAAAAGAAACAAATCGTGGATTTAACAGAAAACGAGATTATAAGAGATGCAGGATATATGAGATTTATACCTGCGATAGCAGAACTTAATATCAAGGATGTGGGGTAAAAGAAAAATGCCAGTAGCAAGATGCAAATATTGTAATAGCTTGTTATTCAATGAAGATGTTGGAAGAGAGTATATACAAATAAATTCAGATATGAAAATACAAAGCAAATTCATTTGTCTTAAATGTGAAATGGAGTTAAGAAAAGAAGATTTCTTTGAGCCATACAGAAACATGATGAAGTAAAGGAGTGGGAACGTGATTACAAAGACACAATTCAAGGACGTCTGCAAAAAGGCAGCTATTTATACAATTATGAGCCATCCAGAAAGAATCAGCGATAATTGTATAAACGACGAAGAGGTAGCAGCAATCTTAGTAAGATTTTATGAAAAGATTTTTAGAAAAGTATATAGCGGCAAAGAGGAATCGAAAGAATGTATAGATATAAATGAGATAGATGAAATATACGTTATCGCATTTGATTGTCTGTACAAAGATGATGGAATAACACCAAATTATGTAATATATCAAGAAAATATGTTGTGTTTAACAAGCATAAATGCTTTATATGAAATTTTAAGAAGCAAAATCGAAGATGATTATTGCGAATTAGAAAGAGACATTGACGGCTTATTAAATATGTGGAATGACTAACAGGGTTAAATAAAGGAGTTTGTTATGCCAGACGAAGAACTAGAAAAACGCATCAAACTTGAACTTGCACTTATTCATCAGTGTGAAGAATCAGACATTATAATTTGCCACATTGAGGTATTAACAGATTGTTTTAAGTTTTATGTGATTTATAGAATGAAATATTCACTTTGTATGTCAATTACATTAGATGGTTTAGATATTTGTAAAGGAGAAACTAAATGAGTTATTCATGGTCAACAGAAGAATATAGCGATCATTACAGCACAGATTTTGACACAATAGAAGAATGTATCAAAGAAGCTAAAGACATGGGATGCAAAGCAGGCACAACTATCTGGATTGGAAAAGTAGAAGAAGTGGATATAAGACGGGTAGACCTAACAAGCATACTAGAAGATTTACACAATGCTGTATATGATGATGTAGGAGAATTTGCTGAAGATTGGTACATAGAAGATATAGACAGCAAAGAAGCCTACGAAAAGTGTGAAAATGCTATAAATGATCTGGTTGTTAAATATATCGAAGAAAACGGCATGAAACCAACGTTTGCAAAAGTAGTAGATGCAGAACTGTATGTTATCAAGTAGGAGGAAAGAACATGGACGTTATCAAACAAATAGATTACATGATCGCTTGCCTAGAGGTGGCAAAAGAAGAAATCAATTACAAAAAAAGATGGGAAATGAAAATAAAAATGAGAGAGGATAACGACTGGAACTGGTATAAGATACACAGGACACCAAACAATGCACTTATCAAAGAAAATCTTAGAAACGTTGGTAGAACAGGATTCAAGCTTGCGAAAGATTTAGAGGTGGGAGAATGAAAATATATTCAAATCGAGCTGATAAAAATGTGGACTGTATCAGAACAAGCATGATAACAGAAAAACACAATAGTTTGCACGTAACATTAAATTTTAGGAGAACTGTTGGTGGACCAGTTACCATGGAAGAAGAAAAAGGCAGTGAAGTGATAATAAATTTTACAGATACCTGCGAACTTGAAAATTTCATCATGGCACTGACACAGCTAAAAGAAATGACAAAAGGTTACTATGGGAAATGGGAGATTGAAAAGGGAAAAGGAGAACGACTATGACAATAGCGGAGCAGATAGCACAGGAATTATTAAACGGTATAAAAAAAGTATGTGCTGAAAATGAAATAGATACTGGAACGTTGAAAACAAAAATTATTCATGATACTGAAATGAGAGCAAAAATAGAAGTTGTAGCTACAAAAGGGATAAGCGTTGCAGGGTTGGACTACAACTTAGATGTGAAATACCTAGATATAAAGAGAAAGAAAAGAGAGCTAGAGAATTATTGTCTTGATAGAACATGTACGAGATGCAAATTTAAAAACAAAAATCTTTGTATTGCCAATAGAATTTGGCGTGAAGAAGCTACGGACAAAGAAGTAGAGGAAGCTTATAGAAAGATTGGAGATGATGAAAAATGACAAGAGAACAGATGATAGATGTGTTAGAAGATTACTGCAACGGAAATATCTGTCATTCATGTAAACTTTGTGATGACTGTAAAAAAAGAATGGTTTTTACTGAAATAGTTGACGAAAAACTGAAAGATTATGTAAGCAGAATTGATGAAAAAAATACAGATAAAGAGTCGCAAAATGTATGCGAACTTGTTGGAAAGAGAACGGAGCAGGTAAAAGTTTTAAAAAAAGCAACAAAAATATATTATCCAGATGCAATGAAAGATGTATTACCACTTAAAGAGTTTGCGAAAAACATTACAGATAAAGGATATAAGGTTGAATTAAAAAAAGATAATGTTGTCAGTGATACTGTAGTGAATATCTATAAAGAAGCGGAGATGGAAGAATGATACTAAAAATCTTACTTGTTATCATAGGTGTTTTCTTAGGACTGGTAGGCAGTGGCTTCTGCCAGTCCGCTAAAGCAAGAGATACGATTACAATGACGTTAGAAGATTATGAACACATCGGTGCTGTATTTAACAGCCTGCCGATAAGAGAACGACATAAGAACTTAAAAAAGCATGATGTGGTGTTATATAGATGCCCTAAGTGCGGTAACTACATAAAGGAATGGACAGAAGTTTGTGAGTGTGGGAATCAGTTAGACTGGGGAGAAAGTGAGGACTTAAGTGTTAATAATGACAAAAGATAGAGAAATTATAAATCTTGATAATGTTCTTGAAATTCGGGCAAGCAAAAGAAATGTAGAATGTGAGTTAATGAATGGATATATTTACACAATACAATCATTCAGAACATATAAAGAAGCAGAAGATGCATTAGATAAGATACTTAATCAATATGACAGAGGACAAAGGGTTATCAAGTTATAAAGGAGCGTTATAAATGAATAACAAGATAAAAGAAAATGACAGTCCATCTTTAGCACTTGTAAACAGTGTAAGAGTTTGGGAACGACCAGATATTAATAAGATTGAGCCTAAAAAGGAAATAGAAGCTGTTATCAAGGAAATATTAGACAACACACCGAAAAAACCAAAGACAGGAGCAGGCTATTTAAGAATGAAAAGAGGTAATATAAATGAACGGTAAAGAATATCAAACTATGATTTGTGAATCATTTAATTGGTCGTTGGATGAAATTATGCAAATGAACATTGAAAAATTAGAGAAACGTTATCCAGATGGATTTGACGTTATCAAAGCAAATAACAGAAGTCCAGAAGATGTATAAAGTGGGGGCGTTATTATGAGAGGGAAAGATAATCCGTGCTATGGGTGTACAGAAGCCACAGGAAGAGCTTATAATTGCCATACCCTATGTGACGGCTATAAACAGTTTCAAGACGATTGCAAGGAAGAGAAGAACGTTATCAAAAGGAAAAATCCTTATTATAAGTCGTTATCAAAAGAAAAATTTATGAAAAGAAATGCTTTAAACAGGAACAGGAGGGGAAGAAAGTGATTAGTACAGCTAAAGCAATAAAGAAAACCAGAGAAGCACAAGGAATGACACAAAAAGAACTTGCTGAAAGATGCGGTTATACAGTCACTGATATTAAAGCATATGAACTTGGGGAAAAAGAACCAAAACACATTAATCTTATGACTATAGCAGGAGCATTGGGTGTTACGATGTATGAGATGTTTGAAAGAATGGAAGAGATTGAAGAACCAGAGAATCTAAATCTTGATGTTATCAGAAACGCACTGAGTGCCCATAAAGCTATTGTAGAAACACCACTGGACAAAATAACAGTGATGGCATTTGAAGAACTTATAAAGTACAAAGAGACAGGACTAACACCCGATGAAATTAATGGGATGAAAAAAAGACAAGAAAAAATTGATCTCATGGCAATTGAATATGATAATATTTGCGAGAAATACGACAAACTATACGGAAAGGAGCAAATGTGATGTATCAGCAAGAAAAAGAAACAAGATTAGATATTGATGATGTCAGAAACGCACTAGAAGCTTATGAAGCTAATATTGTAACACCATTGGACCACGTTATAGTGAAAGCATTAAAAGAGCTTATAGAGTACAAAGATATAGGACTAATACCGCAGGCAATAAAAGACATGGACAAGATGTATCTTGAAAAATGTAAAGAAGTAAATGCACTTGTAAAGACCTGTGAACGGCTAGAAAAGGAGAAAAGATGAATAAACAAGACATATATACTCTATGTACATTAATTCCATCTATGGACGATTACAGCGGTCACAATATGTATCTATGCGGTAAACGTGACGGATTCAACGAGTGTGTGCAGATGTTAAAAGAAAATCTGGAAAGCATCAGCGAGGAGCAGGGACATGAATCGTGATCAGTTCCAAAAGTGGATAGACGAACACGGAACAGGGCAGAGAGAAAACAAGAGCTGCAACGGTATAGACTGGGTACTTGTTACCATGAAAGATACGTGGATAGCTTTATTTGAGTACGTGAATGGCTCATATATCCCTTATATCCAGTGCAAGGATAAAGAACACGCTAAGTTATATAAATGTCTTAGAACGTCCGTCAGTGCCTTTTGACGTGATATAAAAAAGAAGCAGAGGATTATCCCCCCCCTGCTTCTTTTATTTGTCTTCATATTTAATATATAAGTGTCTCCATTTCTCCAACCAATTTTTAGCACCGATGTAACTTTGATAGGTCAATTCGTTACTATCTTGCATTTCTTCGTACATATCACATTCATGTTGCACTCTAAACCAAACATCGGCAAAATTATCAATAGTATCATCGTTCATAACAAAGTATACTTTTAATTTCATTAATGCAGTAATTGCTTTTTTACAATCGTTCGGCAATTCTCTATCAAATATTTCTACCATTTTTATCTCCTTTTCTACCATCGTAACCTCCGGGGTGGGTGGTGTATGTTATGCATGTATTACAAGACTGTCACGATCAGCCTTGACAAGACGATTTTTATTAAGTCTATCTTTCCACTGCTCAACAAGTGACTCATGGAGTTCCAATGCTTTCTGTCTGCTGTAAGTTGTATAAGAATCAATCTCTTCAAAATCATCCATATACATTACAACAGTTTGGTATTCGTGCAATACTTCCACATAAGCTGTGGAAATAATGCACTCTGTTTGATGCAACCAAAATTTGTGCTTTGCGATTGTTTTATTCATGATTTTAACTCCTTTACTGTACGCCCTGCGATCATTGCGACCGCAGGGGAAAATAATTACTATGCAATTCTTGAAATATTGGAAGTCTTTACTTTTTCACTTCCATATTTTTTCTGTATGTCCTCGAAAGACATTTTCTTCTTGTGCCACTTTCCAGATGGTTCAGTTGAGAAGTGCCACTTTTTACGATTCTTGGACCATTTAAAGCCTAATTTTTTTAACTCTTCTTTATAAGTAAATGTATTTCCATCTACCCAAATCCAAGAACCTACAACTTCGATATTGATACCATCGAAAGAAACAATATTATTAATAACATTTCTTAAGGCTTCATCTGCCTTATAATCAAATGTATTTTTCTTTTCTTCTTCTGGTGTCTGTCCTGCCTTGAACATGTCAAACAGTTTCTTGTATTCGGCTGTAATCTCTTGACATGTAACAACGTCTCCGCCATTGTCTGGGTGGTTGGCTACCATTAATTTTTTGTATTCTTTTCTGAGTTCCTGTAAGTTTTTGGCTGTAAAATATTTCATGATAACACCTCCTAAATTGTCTAGCAGAGACTTATAAAATCTCTGCTAAGCTAATAACCTGTGATTCTGATAAATTATCCATAACGATTTCATCTCCTTTGTGGAGTTCGAATCTGTCTGGAAAAGTTCCAAACCATCCGTCAAACTGATTGTCAATGTAGTATCCTTTTGATTCTAATTTTTTGATTGCTTCTTTCATCTTCTTTTCTCCTTTTCTTGTTTGTTTTGTTCTCTTAACTTACTTTTATTATACATAAAATCTATGCATACGTCAATAGAAAAGTGCATAAAATTTATGTATAAAATTCTTGATGTAAAATCATGAGTGTGCTATAATAATGCAAAAGGAGGGAAAAACGATGATAAAATACAAATTAGATGTGCAGGAAGAATTGAAGAAAAAAGGGTATACTTCTTATATAATAAGAAAAAACAAGTATTTAAGCGAGGGAACACTTGCAAAGATAAAGCGAGGAGAACCAATAAATATGAAAAGTCTTAATGCTATTTGTTGTATGCTTAGGAAAAATGTAGATGATGTAATTGATATAGAAATAACAGACGATGAAAAAATAAAATATTTTATCTAAAAAGTGTTGACTTATGCATAGATATTATGTATAATAAAGACAGTTAAAGGAAACGGCAAAAAAGAAAAGGAGATATGAGTCATGAAAAAATTAAACGTAGAAGAAATCAAAAAAGAATTATTAAATGAGGAAATGAGCTTCACAGATTTAGATAACTTCATGATGGAATCTGGATACTACAGTGTATTTGATGATGGAGTAACAGCAGACATCAAACAGGACGGAAATGTAGTGTATACAGCTACAGACTCTAACGAGTGCGAAGTACAGATTTTCTTCGAGATCACAATAGATAACGGAGAGGACGAAGCGGAAGAAGCTTTCTACTTAAAAGTGACAGATGTGCAGGAGTTCTAATATGAGAACAAAATGGTTAGAAATGCAGGGTAAGACAGTAAATGGATTTAAAATATTAGAAGTTTACAGAGAAAACAAAAGAACAATGGCAAAAGTTGTCTGCCCTGCCTGCGGTAAAATATACACAACACGAGCTGAAACTATAAAAAACGGAAAAGATTGCGGATGCACTACCAGAATAAAGATGAACGACTTGACAGGAAAGAAATTCGGTAGGCTAACAGCAATAGAACCAACAGAAAGAAAAGCATCGAATGATTCTATTATTTGGAAATGTGTATGTGATTGTGGAAAAATAAGCTTTGTTAATAGCGGAAGTTTGACAAGTGGCAGGATAAAAAGCTGCGGATGCCTAAGAAAACCGCACGAGATAGAACAAGGAAAAAAGATGGCAGAAGAAACAAAGAAACAGTGCATTGACGGAACAAATATAAGAAGTCTAACAATGAAGAAGCCTAAAACAAACACTTCTGGAATAAAAGGGGTGTCATGGGACAAAAGCAGAAATAAATGGTTGGCACAGATAGAATTTAAAGGAAAGCACTATTATCTGGGCAGATACGCAAATAAAGAAGATGCAAGAGAAGCAAGAGAAAAAGCCGAAAAAGAAATGTTCGGAAAATTTCTGGAAGAGCATAAAGAGTATGTAAAGGATAAAAGGAGTGTTGAAAAATGAAAAAAGAATTTTTGGAAAGAGTAAAGTGGGAAAGAATAGTCGATACGAGAAAATATAGATATGTATTAGACGATGATGTAAGACTCGAAAGGCCTTTAATAAAAAGGCTACCAATCGAAGACCTAGACACGACAGCAGCTATTGACGGGTGGGAAGTTGTAAAGGAGCTTTAAAAATGAAATATAGAACAAAAAAGGCTTGCTTGGATTGTGGCAAGCCTTTCTACGGTAGTACAGATAAGTTGTATTGCGACGAATGCGCCAAAAAAAGAAAATCTAATGTAATGAGAACCAGAGTGTGCAGGATGTGCGGCAAAGAGTTTAACGGTGGACCTAGAGCGTTTTACTGTCCAGATTGTAGAGTTATACGTACAAGAGAAGCACAAAAAAGATTCAGGCAAGGAAAGACAACTAAAAGGAAGCTTGGGAGTGTCGATAAGTGCGAGCTATGCGGAAATGAATATATTGTAATGGCAGGGCGGCAAAAATATTGTTCTGAAAAATGCCAGCACGAAGCAGGCTTATTATTGCAAAAAGAATATAAAAGTGCTTATAATAAAGAGACAGAACAGACAAAAAAGAAATTGGAAAAGAACAGCAAAAAACAAAAAATTTGCGAATACTGCGGTAAAAAATTCCAATCCAAAGTTGCAAGTAACACTTGTAGTGATTACTGCCGGCACAAACAAGCGCAGATCAGAAACGCAAGGGCGCGGATTAATCGGGGCGAGAAAACAAATCTTGATACCTTGTTAAAAGAAAGAGAAGAGTATAGAAACAAAGTAAACGATAATAAAGGAGGTACGCGGATGAATGTAAAAAACCAGTACGGGAAAGAAGTAAATTTTGACGAAGCACTAAAATTAATGGATGCAGATTTAAGAGAAAATGTAGCGTATGAATTGAGCCTTTCGTCTGATCAAGAATTTTTTGACAAGTACGCCGAGGCACATAAGAAAAAATTCGGGACCACTTGGGAACCAGATCGAGAATAAAAAGAGTGTAAACAAAGGCACTTCCCACTATGGTATAATTATCTTAGATAATAACCATAGTCGGGAGGTGTCTTTTTTGATTAATAACAAACTAAAGAATTGCTGTAACGATTGCGTACATTGCGAGATCGTGACAGAGACAAAGAGAAGAGCAATCCCAGAAAACAAAACAGAAGTGGTACTGGTAAACATAAAGTGTAGTCATATGTGTGTATGCAGTAGATACCAGAAAGAGGTGCAGAATGGAAGATAGAAGTATATGCTGTGCTGAATGTATGTATCTACTAGGAAGTGATACAAAGAACTACTATATGTGTGACGTAGGCAAGTATGACAGAATATACAACGCATATCTATGCACCTGCGACAAATATAAAAGCAGGAATCCAAGCACAAAAGAATATAAGAGATAATAACAGATCGTTAGAGGTGGTAAATTTCGTTGCAACCACGCACCCTATGGGTTAAAAGAGATGCAAGAGATGTGACGCTTGCCTAACGGTCTGTTTAAATATATATAAACCTAGAAAGGATGTGAGAAGATGAATCTAAATAGAATTATGAGAAAACTACAAAGAGCAATAGTATCAAATGGATTTGTAATAAGCTTAGACACAACACAATTCTATTCAGAGGACCAGAAACGAATGATAACAATGTACATCCTGTCTATAAAAGCATATGAGAATACAAGAAAAGGTTGGAGAGATACACGGTATGAGATACTAAGAACCGCTTCACAAGTGGACATAATTAAATGCCTGTCTGATATATGGGCAAGCATAAGAGAAAGGAATGGGCAAATAAATGCGGGATGAACTTACACAGAAGCAAAGAACATTTGCTCATGCATGGATAGAAAACGGTGGGAATGATTATCAAGCAGCAATAGATGCGGGATATTCGCAAGCAACAGCAAAGAACGCAAGAAAGAATATCTTGGAAAAACGTGGAGTAAAGGAATATATTGCTAAACTACAAGCCGACTTAGACAAAGAAAAAGGGTTTGATATTATGAGTCTTGCAGACATACAGCGAAGACGGTCAATGATCGCCACTGGTGCGTTGCAAGATTCTTTTGGATTTACCCCAGATTTTCCAGACCAGTTGAAAGCCATGAACGACTTAGAAAAGGCTTTAACGGTGCAGGCAAAGGAAGAGGAAGAGAAGAAAGCAAGAGAAGAAGCATTAAGGAATAAGACATATCACATGGACCTTGATATAATCCCCGATGTGTTCCACCCGATGATTCGAGATGTACGAAACCATAGACATACAGAATATGTATTGCCGGGGGGACGTGGTTCTGGTAAATCCTCAACAATCCCAAACATTATTATAGAGTTAATGAGAAACAATCATGACATACATTGTCTTGTTGTAAGAAAAGTATATAACACTGTAAAAGATTCTGTATTTGCTAAAACCAAATGGGCAATAACAAAACAGGAGTTCTCGGAAAAAGATTATAAATATACAAGCTCGCCTTATGAAATTACAATGAGAGACACAGGACAGAAGATATTCTTTCGTGGTGCTGACGATAAAGAAAAAATAAAGTCGATAGCACCAGATTTTGGATACATAGCGATTGTGTGGTTTGAGGAATTAGACCAGTTCGCAGGACCAGAAGAGATACGAAATATAGAGCAGTCCGCTATTCGTGGTGGAGATTTAGCATGGATATTTAAGAGTTTTAACCCACCGAAGAGTGCTAACAACTGGGCAAATCAGTATTTGCAAGAACCAAAAGACAACAGAATGATTGTAAGAAGCACATATCTGGACGTGCCTAAAGAGTGGTTAGGACAGCCGTTCATCGAAGAAGCGGAGCACCTAAAAGAGATCAGACCCGAAGCGTATGAACATGAATACATGGGCATTGCTAACGGTAACGGTGGGGCAGTATTTGAGTATGTAGAAGTAAGAGAAATTACAGACAAAGAAATATCACAGATGGACCGCATATATCAAGGCGTTGACTGGGGATGGTATCCAGATAAGTACGCATTTACGAGGACATACTACGATGCGGCAAGAGAAACGATCTATTTAATAGATGAACATTGCGTAAATAAGCGATCGAATGAGCAAACAGCCGAATGGATAAAGAAAAAAGGCTATAACGATTATGCGATCATTTGTGATAGTGCAGAGCCTAAATCTGTAGAGGACTATAGAAACTTAGGTCTTGTGGCACAGGCAGCAGTTAAAGGACCAGGGTCGGTCGAATATGGAATGAAGTGGCTACAACGTAGGAAGATTGTGATTGACCCACGGAGAACACCATACGCATACAAAGAAATTACAACGTATGAGTATGATAGAGATAAAGACGGTAACATAATAAGTGGATACCCAGACAGAGACAATCATGCTATTGATTCGTTGAGATATGCATACAACAGAGTGATTATGAGGAGAGGAGAGAACGCATAATGATGATAAATTTAAAAGATGTAACTTGTATACAAATTGGAAATGTAATGTTAGGCATCGAGAATATAGAAAAAATATCTATCCATGATGGTGGGGTTTGGCTTACGATTAATGGCGATTTGATACAAGGAGATATAGAAACAAAAATCGGAAACGTTAAACTGATAGCGGTGGAATAGATGGGTATATTTAGCAGAATGAAAGAGATATTAAGTAACCTTTTTAGACAAAAGGCAAGAGATGAATTTAAGATTGATACTGTAACCAGTCCAGAGATGCAGAGGACGATTGAGAAGTGCGGATATATCTACAGAGGAAAGCCGTACTGGTTGGATGATGATATACACACAATTAACTTTGCAAAGGCTGTATGTTCTGAAACTGCCCGACTTGCTACACTGGCAATCGGTATAGAGATAGACGGCAGTGCAAGAGCTACATGGTTGCAGGAGCAGATAGACAAGGTGCAGAATCAGCTACGACACTATGTAGAATATGGCTGTGGCTATGGTACAGTAATATTAAAGCCTAACGGTGCAAGTGTAGACTTAGTAACACCCGAAAACTTCATCGTAACTGACGAGAGTAACGGAGAGATGCAGGGCGTTGTATTTATCCACAGGGAGATATCTAATGACGGTAGAACATACTATACTAAGTTGGAATATCACAGATACATTGAAGACGTGTACCAGATCAGCAACCGCTGTTATGCTTCTAAAGACCCTAACGACACAGGAAAGCCTGTGGACATCGAGGAAACACCATGGCGTGGGGAACTGGAAGAAGCAGGATTAGCTAATTTGAAAGGCAAACGACTGTATGCAGTCTTAAGAACACCACAGGCGAATAACGTAGACCTACATTGTAGCTTAGGACTGCCAGTCTTTTATGATGCGATAGAAGAGCTTAAAGACTTAGATATTGCATACAGCAGGAACGCAGAAGAAATCTACGATAGTGCCAGAATGGTATTGATGGATTCAGATAAACTCGTTGCAACAGGGCAGAAGCTATCTACAACACAGGATGGTTTTGAGAGAGCAAAAGAGAAACTTAAACTTCCTAAATATGTCAAGAATGTAAATTCTAACGGTGTGGATGGATTCTATCAAGAAGTAAATCCAACATTGAACACAGATACACGATTAACAGGTATTAACGCATTATTAAGCCAGATAGGCTATAAGTGCGGATTCTCTAACGGCTACTTCGTGTTCAACGAGACAACAGGCATCCAGACAGCAACAGGAGTAGAAGCAGAACAGCAGAGGACCATACAGTTTATTAAAGATGTACGTGATAAACTGCAAGACTGCATGGATGAGCTGATTGCGGCAATGAACATCTTTGCTGATCTGTACCAATTAGCACCAGTTGGAACATATGAGGTAGTGTACGATTTTGGAGACATAACCTACAACGAAGATGAGGATAGATCACGTTGGTATAGTTATGTAGTAGCAGGAAAAGTTCCATTCTGGTATTTCTTAGTGAAGTTTGAGGGATTCAGCGAAGAAGATGCAAAAGCATTAGAAGCAGAAGCACAGCCAAAAGAACCCGACTTATTTGGTGCAGATGGAGAGGAGTAGAACATGGGCAAAAGTAGAATAGAAAAATATCTTGCATACCTTAGTGGCGAAGATGTAAAACTACCCAAACCATTTACAAAGCAAGAAAAGCTGTTGTACAACATCTGCAAAAAGGGAGTTACAGGCAGTACAGAAACAGATAAAACATTAACACAAGAGGGCAAGCCTGCGGATGCGGCAGCAGTTGGGAAAATGCTAGATGCAACACTAATGGCAAAAGACCCCGAAGAATAGGCGGTGGGATTATGCTAACGCCAGATTACTTATGGTATGTGCCAGAGAAAGCAGAGAAGCAGGCGGAAGAACTACATAATAAGATTGTATCTGTGATTATCGAACGAATGATGATAAGGCTAGGACGTGGGGAAGATTACCTTTTTACCCCTATTGACAAGTGGCAAATGGATGTATTGCAGGATGCAGGCTATATCTTGCAGGCGGTACAGAAAGAGATTGCACAAACAACAAAGATAAGCATTGATACAATCGCACAAACCATGAAAGAAGCAGGTATAAAGGCTATAGAATGGGATGATGCGGTGTATAAAAAGGCAGGTCTTGAACCAAAACCACTCGGGGAAAGTCCTTATCTACAACGATTGTTGCAGAGGAATTATGAAAAGACCAAGGGAGAGATGCATAACTACACTGGCACGATGCCAAACGCCTGTCACGATAACTACATAGATGCAGTGGACAAGGCATACAACCAAACTGCAAGTGGTACAACAAGCTACACAGAAGCGGTCAAAGAAGCTGTTAACGACATTATAGACAAGGGTGCAGACGTAACATACCCTAGTGGACGTAGAGACAGCATAGAGACAGCCACGGCAAGAGCAGTCCGTACTGGTGTAAGCCAGATGGCAGCAGATATTACAGACGCACGTATGGACGAGATGGATTGGGATATTATCCTAACATCAGCACATCTGGGAGCCAGAATTGGAAACGGTGGGGATAATTTAACCAATCATTTCTGGTGGCAAGGCAAGTTTTACAGCAAAAGCGGTAACGACCCAAGATTTCCACCTTTTTCGGTCTGCGGTATGGGGAATGTGCAGGGAATCCATGGGGCAAACTGCCGACACTCCCACGGACCGGGGGATGGAATAAATAATCCGTTCGAGGACTACGACAGCGAAGAAAATCGCAAAGAATACGAGAAACGGAAACGACAGCGAGAACTTGAAAGACGTATCAGAAAGACGAAACGGCAGTTAATCGGCATGAAAACGGCTGTGGATAATGCAAAGGACGAAGCCTTAAAGCATGAGCTTGACATGGAGTATCAGAAAAAGGCTGCACTGTTGCAAAAACAGAATCAAACCTATAAAGATTACTGCAAGCAGAACAATCTTAAGACACAAAACGAAAGACTCAACACCGCAGGATGGGACAGAAGTCAAGCATCATCCGCTAGAGGTGCAGCGACTAGGTATAATAACGCACGAGGTAAATAATTTGGAAACTATTAATCAATTCATGGTTGCGTGTGGGTGGATTATAACCATTGGTGGAGCTGTAGGTGTATTGTATAAAGCCTATAAGCATTACAAGAAGCCTACGGACGATTTAGAGCAACGTATAACGTCAATAGAGACAGACATCAAAGATATTAAACGGAAGCTTAACAGTGACTACAACACAATTAACAGCCAACAGGACGATGTTAATTTAGTCATGAAAAGTATGTTTAATTTGATTGAGAACAAAATCACAGGGAACAACATCGAGGGTCTAAAAAAAACCAGAGACGAGTTAATAAACGCACTGACAACACACGAGAAATAAAGGAGAATAAAAATGGGAAGTAGAGAATATTTAGCGGTATGCAAAGCAAAGATTGTTGATTATGTGAACGGACATATGGACAAGACAGACAACAATCATATTACAATGAATGACGTGTATGTTGTTTGGTATTCCAAAACATTACAGAACCACAAAGCACTGTTAAGCACGACATTATCTGATGGCATGTATTATGAAATGACATTCAACGGAGATAAAAGCGAGCTGTACATGGACGCTTACAAGAAGTGGGAAAATGTCAAGTTTGAGATGTAAAGGAGAATAAGAATGATAATTGACGGTATAAATTTTAAAGAGTTAAATATCACAAAAGATGGAGAACTGATTGCATCAATTGCAGATGGAAAAGATGGAATCGTACACAAGGACGGCTATAGAGTACAACTTGTAGTGGAAGATGTCGGCATGTCGTTTGCAGAAGCATTTAAAAGAATGAAAGCAGGGCGTAAAGTAAAACTTCCATCGTGGGGTGGGTACTGGTATTGGGATACAGAAAAAGAAACTATTATGATGCAGTGCAGACCAAAAGATTCTGATAAAGGGCAGGGAGATTTACTTGATATTAGAGAGACGCAGAGGGTTGAATATACACTTTCTAACATTTTGTCTAATGAATGGCTAATCGCAGATGAAACAAATTGCCCAGTTTTAGGTGGAGAAGCAACGTTTGGATTCGGAGATGCTATCAAGTATGTGAAACGTGGACTTAAAGTTAAGAGAAAAGGATGGAACGGAAAGAATCAGTATATCCAGTTAGCAACAGGAATTTCATATAAAACAGCAGACAAAACAATTGTTAATTGCGATCATGAAGCCATCGGAAATAAAGCAGTGGCATTTGTGGGAACATCTGGTGTACAGATGGGGTGGTTAGCATCACAGGCTGATATGTTAGCGGAAGATTGGATGTTTGTAGATTAGGAGCTGATATATGAGTAAATATGTAAAGAAACCTGTTGAAGTAGAAGCAATCACGTTTGATGAGCTTATGAGAATCGGAGCAGAGAACGCTGATACTGTGGTTAACGGTATGCCTGTCAAGTTCATGTACAATGGTTACGTCATTAGACAATATGACAGCAATTCTTACACTATCCCAACACTAGAGGGAGATTTTCTCATGACAAAAGATGATATGCTTATCACTGGCGTAAATGGAGAAATCTATCCATGCAAGAAAGAAATTTTTGAAAAAACTTATGAAAAGTGTATTGAAAAATCCATAGTATAGCATTTACAATAATACTTGTAACAAATAATAGTTGTTGTTGAATAAATCATTTTTTACTTGCTAGTATGTGATTTGTTTCGAAGATTTTTCATGTTACAACCCTTTTTCTTATTGATTTTATAAAGTATAATACGGCAGGACTTCTCACGAGGTCCGTGGAAACATAGTTCAGTTGGTTAGAGCATCCACCTCATAAGTGGACGGTCACAGGTTCGAATCCTGTTGTTTCCATTAGCCACAAAAGTGGCGATCAATAGCATTTATTTTCTGACCCTTTATTGGTAGAGCTGTAATTTTTTCATACTCCTCCAAAAAACGTTGAAGCATCATGTTGTCGCATGGTGCTTTTTTCGCGAAAAAATTAGAAAAATGAGTAGAAAAAAAGAGTCTCCATATCTTACAATAAAAGAGTAGATTGTTTGATGCTCATGTGATTCAATCAACTAACCTCCTCCCGTAAGTCTTAAGAGAGAGTTAGAGGCTCAAGAGTGGTTCAAGTCCACTCTTCTCTTTTACCTTGACTTAGGTATATAAGTCTTAATCCATTACCGCAGACGAGCGGTATACAAATATCGTATAGGAGGATATACAATGCAGAATTACGAACAGATTTTAGCAGAATTAGGAATCGAAGTACCAGAGGACAAAAAGTCCGATCTGAAAAAGAAGATGTCTGAAAATTACAAGACTGTAGCTGACTACGATAAACAGGTAAAGAAAAAAGATGAATACAAAATATCTTTAGACGATGTACAGACCAGATTAGCCGAATTAGAGAAAGAAGATGTTGACGGTCTTAAGGCTAAGATTACAACATTAACACAGGAGCTTGCAGACGAAAAAGAAGCAAGAGCAAAAGAAGCTAAGCAGACAGAGTTAAGAGACAAGGTAAAAGATTTCTTATCTGATAAAAAATTTGTAAATGCAATCACAGAAGACTCTATCCGCTCCCAGATGATTCAAAAATTAGAAGAAGAGAATGGGAAAAATGCAGAAGATGTATTTAAAGAACTTACTACTAAAGATGGGAAACCGATTGAGAACATCTTGGTTGACGAAAAGAAAGCACCAGATGTTAAAATCCCAAGCTTTACAACTAAGTTCAACAGCGGAGAGCAGAAAAAGGGAACACAGAAGTTAAGGGAAATGTCTTTAGACGACAGAATGAAGCTTAAGGCAGAGGACCCAGACTACTATGCAACCTTATTAAATGACAGATAGATAATACCGACTCACAGTATGGAAGTGAGCCGCTAACCTAAAAATCCCTTAATAGTTGTAGGTAGATGGGACATAGATAAGTCCTTATCTATTCTTATTTAGGGTAGAAAGGACTTTTTTTATGCCAAGAACAGGAAGATTTGGCGGTTTTGATTTTGACCCAGAGGTTTTTTCTGAGTTTATGTCAGAAAACCCAACATGGAACGATGCAATTATTGCATCTGGTGTGTTAGCACAGGACAATACAATCATGGATTTAATCGGAGAAAAAGGAAATATCGCAACAATTCCATTCTATACACCGATTGATGAACAGGACTCACAGGCTTTAAACAACGATGGAGAAACAGATAATACGCCTGTTGAAATTACAGGAAAGAAACAGACTTGCATGTTAATTCAGAGAATGAAAGCTTGGAAAGCAAAAGACTTTACAAAAGAGTTAACAGGTGCCGACCCTATGACCCATGTTGCAAACTCTGTTGCAAGCTTTTATAAGCAGGTAAGAACACGTGACTTAATGGCTACAGTTGATGCAGTTTTAAGTCTGTCTGGTATGGAAAACCATATCACAGACTTATCTTTAACTGGCGAGGGTACTGTTGGAGATGTAAACAAAATTGACGATACAACACTTATCTTTGCACAGCAGAAAGCTTTAGGAGATTCCGCTGACAAGATGGGATTACTTGTATTAAACTCTTACATTTATGCAAAGTACAAAGCAATGGGACTTGTTGACTACAACAAATACACTATTGCTAACGCAGTAGAAAGAGAAGTAAATCTTCCTACAATCGGTGGATTTATCCCACTGGTAACAGACAGATTTACAGTTGATACAACAGGAACAAACCCAGTATACAAAACTTATATGCTTGGTACAGGCTCAGTATTGACTTGTGATAAGACAAACTATGAAAATCCTTATTATACAGACTATGATCCAGAAACATCTGCCGGTATCGAAAAGCTGTATACAAAACAGGGTTATGTATTACATCCTAACGGATTTTCTATTAATTCTAACAAGATCGCAAAAGAGTCTCCTACAAATGTAGAGTTAGGAGCTAAAGCAAACTGGTCCTTAGCATTTAACCAGAAGAATATCCGCATGGGTGTTATTAAATCCAACGGATAAAAAGGAGTATGATTTCATGGCATACATTGACTATGAATATTACAAAAGCCTTTTTGGAGAGAAAACAATCCCAGAAGCAGACTTTAATCGTCTGGTCTGGGATTCTTGCAAGAAGATAGATAATGCCACAACAGGCGTGGATAATGTTAAAAAGCTTAAGATTGCTTTTCCAACAGATGAAGATGATGCAGAAGCAGTTAAAAGATGTGTTTGCGAACTTCTGTCAATCACATATAAGATTGAACAGGCAGAAACGAGAGTTGAAGCATCACAGGGTTATATCACATTAGAAGATGGAACTGTGATGAGTAAGCAGGTAGCATCTAAGAGTGCAGGAAACGAGAGTATAAGCTATGTGACTTCCAGTAATACAGGCACGGCTACGTTGATAGATAAGTGTCTAGCGGATAAAGAAGCACAAAAGCAGTTATACTCTGACACAATAAGAGACTACTTATCGGGTGTCGCAGATGCCAACGGAGTAAGTCTACTGTATATGGGAATGTACCCAACGGAGTATTTATGAAAGATTGTAAAGTAAATGTTTTAGGAACTACATATAAAATCAGATTCAGACACGAGAACGAAGATGAAAAACTACAAGAATTGTCTGGTTATTGCGATTATTCAAATAAAACAATAGTCGTTGCAATTTTTGAAAAAAGTGTTGATTCTGTGGATAACATTGAATCGGTTCAAAAAAGTGTGCTTAGGCATGAAATTATGCACGCTTTCTTATACGAAAGTGGTTTAGATGGGCAGTCCTGCAACACAGATTGTTGGGCAAAAAACGAAGAGATGATTGACTGGTTTGCTTTACAGTCTAAAAAGATTTTCAAAGCTTTAAAAAAAGCAGGGGCATTATAGACAGGGGGATACGATGTATAACGATACAATCACACTTTTTAATAGGTATGAAAGTAAATTGGGAGATACATGGTATCCCTCTGTTTTGCGTAATGCAAATCTTAACGTGGACAAAGCAAGTATCATTGCAAAGTATGGTTCTGACTCGCAGGACAATGCTGTATTAAACGTGCAGTATAGCCTAAAAGACGGTCAAAAGATGGTAGGGAGTAAATTATGGCTACCACCTAAAGAATGGTCTAAACAGGCAAATGATAAGTTACCACAGGCACTTACATTTAGTTCTAAGGCTAATGGTTTTGACTTCTTTATTGTTGGAGAATGGGAAAATGAAGAACCGATTGCAGACGATGATTATATTGACGGTTTTTACGAAGAGATGAAACTTAAGTATGATTATGTCTTTGCGATCACTGGCAGTGCTTTTTATGATATTATTCCGCATTTTGAAGTTATGGCGAAGTAGGTGGTTCTATGGCCAAGAAGAAATTAGGAAATGTCAATATAAATACATCTAACATGATTGCGAATATCAGCCTTGAAAGATTTGATGACCAGATACAGCATGCTCAGTTTTGGCTAGATAGTCAAATTATGACCGATATGGTCCCTTATATGCCACATGAAACAGGTACATTCATTAACGTAACGAGAGCAAAAAGTGCTTCTCTTGCAGGTACTGGGATGGTATGTGCAGGTACTGGACCGATGGGACGTTTCTTGTACTATGGTAAAGGTATGGTTGACGAATTAACAGGTTCTCCATGGGCAAGAAAAGGGGCAAGAAAGGTTCTTGTTTCTGAATTTGCAGGACATACCAATGCAAAAGAAGACCTGTCCTATTCCAATCCAAAAGCAACTCCAAAATGGTTTGAAACAGCAAAGAAGAATCACGGTAAAGCATGGGTTACTCATGTTAAGAAGCAGGCAGGAGGAAGCTAATGGCAGAAGAAAAGAAACCAGTCAAGTACGACATTGACGGCTTTGACGTAGTCACGACAGCACTACAAGAACTTGTAAATCAGTTCCCAGATTTAAGAGAGGGAGACGAAATTGCATTTTCTACATTAGATGATGCAAGCGGAAAAGCAATGTTCCCAGTAAGCGGTGCAGTGATTGAATCAGAAAAAGAGAGTATCACAGGACACGTCACACAGATTTGTCTGTATCCATTTTGTGTGATCTACCGTATAAGCGGTGCTAATGCAAAACGTAAGGCAGACAAGAAAGAGTGGTTGGATAACCTTGGTAAATGGTTGGAAAAGCAAACAATCACAATTAAAAACAACACATATAAACTAGAAGAATATCCAGTGTTGACAGGCAATCGAAAGTTTTTAACGATTGACAGACAGACACCTGCATATTTGGACAGCACAAACGAAAACAAGTCTGAGAATTGGGCAATCAACATTTCTGCCCGATACCAAAATGACTTTGATAGATAGATAACACATTAACTGGTCTGCATTATGGAGCAGATCACTAACCTTGAAAAGATAAAGGAGAATCAAAATGGCAGCAGTTACAACAGGTAAAATTGCACGTAAATATATGGCTCATTTCTTAGATTCTGGTTCACTTTGTGGCGGAACATCTGGTTATGAACGTCTGGGAAAAGACTTAGAAGAGTACAATGTCGAACTGAACCCAGACACAGAAACATCTAAAAATATCATCGGAGAATCAACATTTAAGCATAACGGATACGAAGTATCTTCTGAAGCTGACCCTTATTATGCAGAAGCTGACTCTGTATTATCGCAGAAACTACAGGAGATTGTTGATAATCGTTACACAGACGACAACTTAAAGACAAACGCCGTAGAAGTGCATATGTGGAAAGAAGCTACAAGCGGAGCTTATGAAGCATATCAGCAGGAATGTTATGTAACACCTACATCATACGGTGGGGATACATCTGGCTATCAGATTCCATTTACCGTCAATTATGTTGGAGAACGTACAAAAGGTACTTACAACGTTGAAACAGGTAAATTTACAGCAGCTACAAGTTCAGTAAATACATCTAGCACAGGAAAATAGGGGTTAAACAATGGAAGAATTAAGAAGAAAAGTCAAAACTGGTGCCTTAAATGTGGTGCTGACCAATGAAGATGATACAGAGATTGGAAGATTTTCTTTCAATCCTGTTGATTTAAATATCATTAGAAGATACGAAGAGGTAGTTGCAAACCTTGAAAAGATGGAAGTACCAGAAGATGCAACAGAAAAAGACATTCTGGAATTATCCGACAGATTAGAAGAACAGATTGATTACTTACTCAACTCTAAAGCTTCTAAATCTGTATTCGCTATCTGCAATCCACTGACATTAACGGAAAGTGGAGATTTCTTTATTGAGAATATCATCGTTGAGATCGCGGACGTTATTGAGCAGGTAACAGACCAGAGAATCAAAAAGAAACAGGCGAAAATTAAAAGGGCAACGTCTAAATATCACAAATAATGGAAGTTTGGGAACTTCCTACATCCATAGTAGTTGGTGGCATAGATTATGAAATACGCACAGATTTTCGTGCAGTTCTGGACATTTTAAAAACATTTAATGACCCAGACTTTGAGAACGATGAAAAGTGGATTGTTTGCCTTACCATTTTATACGTTAATTTTGGAAATATGCCACCACAAGACTATGAAGAAGCCATTGAAAAAGCCATCGAATTTATTGACATGGGTATCAAAGATGATGGGAAGAAGCAACCTCATGTGATGGATTGGGAACATGATGCACCAGTTATCATCCCATCTGTTAACCGTGTACTTGGAAAAGAAATACGAGCTATGCAGTATTTACATTGGTGGACTTTTTTAGGAGCTTACATGGAAATTGGGGAGTCTTTGTTTTCGCAGATTCTTAGTGTTCGCATGAAGAAAGCCAAAGGAAAGAAACTGGAAGATTGGGAAAGAGAGTTCTACAAAGAAAATAAAACGCTTATTGACCTAGATGTTAAATATTCCGAAGAGGAATTAGAAGAACAGAAACGTTTGAACGATTTACTGAATGGGAAAGGGGCGTGATTGAATGGCTACACAAAAAGCGGATGGAAGTATTTATATCAAAACAGAGATTGATACAACCGAAGCAAAAGCAAGTGTGAAAGAAATCGCATCCCTTTTAAAACGTTTATCCAATCAAGTGAAAACCATTGGGAAATCAATGGAAAAAGCCATGAGTGGCGGTATAAAAGCACCAGATACAAAAGGTATGGATGTTGTCGAAGAAAAAGCAAAGACCGTGGCTGAGGAACTGGAAAAGACCACACAGGCAGAAAAGAAACTTGATAACATCGACATTAAAACGACTGCACTTGATACGTTAGATAAAGCGATAGAAACCACAGGACAGAAGCTTGCAGAGTTGGAAAAAGCACAGATGGATGTATTCAACAGAAATCAGAGTGCAACTTCTTCTCCTGCGTTTCAAGCAATGGAAAGTGCAGCGGCTAAACTAGATCAGCAATACGAAGAGCTTCTTGCAAAGAAAAAGCAGTTAGAAGCACCGACAGCGAGTACAGACAGTGGTCTACCTAAAAGTGCAAAGCTTACTGGTGGAACAGGCCTTGCAAGCGAAGAGAGTGCAAAAGCATTACAAAAATTAAATGCAGAAATCACAGGTACAGAAACGAGTGTTGAATCCTTAAACACCGATTTAGGACAAACAACACAATTGCAGGATGAAATCAGCAATTCAAATATCAAGACAACAGCATATCAGATTCTTGAAGATTCCTTGCAACGTCTTGATACACAGTTTGAGCAGGTAGCAACGGCACAGCAAGAAATCTTTGCAAGAAATCAGAATGCAACTTCTTCCCCTGCGTTTTTAGCGTTGGAGAGTGCTGCGGAAAAACTCGGCAGACAATATGACGAATTACTAGCGAAGAAAAAACAGCTAGACAGCGGAACAACAACTGCACAACCAACAGAGAAAGTACGTACTGCACCGATTACAGGGAATTACGCAAAGACAGCATCAGAAGAAAGTGAGAAAGCCTTAAATGCATTAAATAAGGAAATATCTAAGACTGATGCAAAAGAAAAAGGACTTGTTAACACAAATAGTAGGCTTGGTTCATCATTTAAGAATGTCAGTCAGTCTGCGGACAGTGCTAAGACAAAGACAGGCGGTATTTCATCTATCTTTAGTAGGATGGGTGGAGTCGTATCTGGACTTGGAAAACGTCTTGGTGGACTGGCACAGAACTTCACAAGCACTACAAACAGTGCTAATAATGCAAGATTTTCTATTGGCCGAATGGTCGGTATGAGTATATTATATTCTACCGTTTTTGGAATGATTTCTAAAGTTAACAGTGGAATCATGACAGGCATCAATAACCTTGCACAGTATTCGTCTGCTACTAATGCTTCGATATCTTCTATGATGTCAGCATTAACTCAGTTACAAAACAGTTTGGCAACAGCATTTGCACCGATTTTGTCCGTAGTTGCACCTATATTAACGGCATTCATGAATATGTTATCGAAAGCAATCACGTATATAGGAATGTTTATAGCGGCACTGACAGGACAGAAATCTTTTACAAGAGCGAAAGCCGTACAAGAAGATTATGCGGCATCATTGAATAAAACATCCAGTGGTGCTAATAAGGCGGCAAAAGCCACAAAGAATAACGCAAATGCCACAAAAAAAGCAAATAAAGAGATACAGACATATCTTTCTGGACTGGATGAAATCCGACAGTACCAAAAAGAAAAAGATAACGATACCCCTAGTTCTTCTACCCCATCCGCAGGCGGTGGAGGTGGTGGCGGTGGTTACACTGGTCCATCCATTGGAGATATGTTTGAGAAAGTTCCTATTGAATCTTCTATTGCGGACATTGCTAAGAAAATTAAGAACCTCATAAAAAAAGAGGACTGGGAGGGACTTGGGACTTACATTGCATCTGGTATCAATAAAGGATTGCAAAAAATCTATGATGCCATCAATTGGGATAATGTAGGCCCGAAGATTACATATTTTGTGAACGCATTTACACGGACATTCAATAGTCTTGTTGATCACATAGACTGGGATTTAATGGGACGTACTGTGGGTGCAGGTATTAATACAATTGTCAACACACTGAATCTGTTGATAGAGGGAATCAATTGGAAAAATCTTGGTTTAAAAATTGCAACAGGTATCAACGGTTTATTCAATGAAGTGAATTGGAATAATGTAGGGCGGTTGTTTGCGAATAAAATAAATGTTCCGTTTCAAATGTTAGAGGGAGCTGTAAATACTCTTAACTGGGCAAAGATAGGAACGTCAATAAGTGGATTTTTGAATGGTGCGATCAACCAGATAGATGTTAAGTCTATTGGTACAAGCTTATCTGGATTAGCATTAGGAATATTAACAACATTAGATAATGCACTTACTACAACAAACTGGTCACAGCTTGGCACAAAATTAGCAACATTATTAACATCTATTGATTGGGTTGGAATATTTGTTAGTGCAATATCTGTTGCAGGAAAAGCAATCACGGCATTAACACAGCTTGGTGTGTCTTTTATGGATAACTTGGCAAAAGGTATTACAAATGGGACACAGCAGTTTATTAGTAAGGGATTATCAGCATTGACGAGTTTTACTGCAAACTTAAGAAGCAATGCAGGAAAATTAGTAGATTCTGGTTTAAAGCTTATGTTAAATCTTGCAAAAGGTATAGCAAAAGCAATGCCAGACATCATCAAAAATGTACCACAGATTGTGATTAATATTGCAGGCGTTATTAACGATAATGCCCCTAAGATATTACTTGCAGGAGTACAGCTTATCGCAATCTTGCTCAAAGGTCTCATCCAGTCAATACCGACATTGATCGCAAACGTGCCAAAGATTGTGCAGGCAATCGTCAGTGTATTTACAGCTTATAATTGGCTATCACTTGGAAAAAGCCTCATCACAGGTATTAAAAACGGAATTATGAATGCAAAAAATACTGCGGTTGATGCTATGAAGAATACATACAATGGCTTGATTGATGCGATAAAGAATTTACCGTCTAAACTCAAAGGACTTGGAGAAAACGGAATTAAAGGGATAGGCAATGGAATTACTGGGAAATTGTCTGGACTTAAAACAACGGCAGGGAAAATATTGACCAATATCATAGAAGCGGTTAAAAATCTTCCTAAAGAATTATCAAAAAAAGCTACATCTGCGATAAGAGATATGAAAACTACATTTAAAAATGTCGATTGGGGCAGCGTTGGAATGAATGTAGTAAAAGGTATTGCAAAAGGTGTTGGAGATTTTGCATGGATTTTGGTTGATAAAATGACAGGTCTTGCACAAAAGGCGTGGGAGGGTGTGAAAGATTTCTTTGGAATCCATTCTCCATCAAGACTTATGAGAGATACGGTAGGTAAGATGATTCCTGCCGGTATTACAGTAGGTTTGGAAAAAGCTTTTCCAGATACACTCAAAACCCTTATGAATCAGTCTGAACAGTTGGCAAATGTACCGTTCAGAACACCAGAGATTGCTACAGGTAAGATAATACCTGCGAAAGCATCCGCAGTGATCGCACAAAAGCAGAACAGCACAAACAGTAACAATAATGACGTACTTAATTTACTTGAACAGCTATTATCTGTTACGAAGTCCTTAGAATCAGACAACAGCGGTAACAATGGTGGGGATTATCATTTCACAGCACAGATTAACCGCAGGACGTTGTTTGATGAATTTATCGAAGAAGCAAAACTAAGACAAATGAGTAATGGTAGAAATCCATTCAGCCTTGCGTAGAAAGGAGTAAAAAATGGCACAGGATTATATAAAAATCAATAATAAAAAAGTCTGGCAACCAGATTCAGACACAGCCGTAGCTTTTGAAACTACCTATACGCAAGGTAGCACGAGGGCACAGTCTGGTAAAGGAAAGTTTACCCCGATGTTCACAGTAGAGCGATTTACATACAGTGCATCGGATGTGCCAATGTCTAAGGTTACGGAAATATTAGAAATGGTGGCACGTGGTAAATCTTTTGATTTACATTATTTTTCTGTATTTTACGGAGAGTGGAGAACAGCAAAGTTTTATGTCGGACAGGTATCGGACATTAAGATAAAAACACTTAAAAATAACCATGAAAAAGTATCAAGTATATCTTTCAATATGCAGGGGGTTAACCCGATATGATAAATGTAAGTGATGAATTTAAACAGCTAATGACAGAACGACAAGATTTTAAATGCAATGCAGAAGTAACGCTTGCGAATGGAACTGTACTGCCATTAGGAGAAGATGATTTTTCAATAGATAATAATAGTCTGGTCGATGCGGCAGGTGCTAACACCATTCCTTTAGGTGTTGCACTCAGCCGTAATGTACAGTTAGAAATCATGAATGACGATGATCACTTATCCAATTATGACTTCTTCGGAGCAAAAATCAGACTGTATCTAACATTTGAATTATCAGAGACAACAGAAAAAATTGAATACGGTACATTTACTGTCACTCAACCAGAAACCTATGGAAGTGTTGTAACAATTGTTGGATACGATGATATGTATAAAGCAGATAAGGCATACAGCACAGCATTGACGTTTCCTGCGACAGCAAAGAGTGTATTGATAGATAGTTGTGATACCTGTGGTATCTTGATTGGAGACAGTAACTTTTTACATAACGATTTCCAAATACCAACCATGCCATCTAGCGAGTACACGCACAGACAGATTATAGGATTTATTGCAATGATTGCCTGCGGAAATGCAAGAATTGACCGCACAGGGCGATTGCAGATAATGACCTATGATTTTGATTATGATAATGAGAATATTCATAAATTGGTTGATTACAATAATCTGACAAGTGATACGAACGATGTGCAGGTAACAGGCGTTCGAACGACACAAAAGGTTACTACAACCGATGATGGCAATACAAGTGACACAGAAAAAACGGTACAAGTTGGTAAAGATGGTTATGTTTTATCTGTAGAGAACCCACTTGTAACAGGGCATGAAGAGACACTTATTTCGTGGATTTATGAAAAGTTTGAAAATGTGACTTTTAGAGCTTTTACGATGGACTATATATCTTATCCAATAGCAGAGTTTATGGATAAGATTAAAGTTACAGATTGGAGAGAAAATAGCTTCTATTCAGTATTAACAGATGTAAACTTTGTATTCTTCGGATATACAACATTAAAGAATAGTGCAGAATCTCCATTGCGTAACCAGAGCAACTACACATCAAGTAATCAAAAAGCGATCATACAAGGTAAACAGTTAGTTGAGCAGGAAAGAAATAACCGTCAAAATGCTTTAGATAAGATGCAAGAAGCATTAAAAAACAGTAATGGAATGTATGCAACGCAGGAAATACTGTTAGATGGTTCGACTATATATTACTTGCATGACAAACCAACATTAGTAGAATCAAAGAATGTTATTAAATTGACATCGGAAGTTATCGGATTCTCTATTGATGGTGGTAAGACATATCCTTACGGATTTACGATCACTGGGGAAATGGTAGCAAGATTGCTTTATACAGAGGGTATTAATGCAGATTATATCAACACTGGTGCATTAACTGTCAAAGATAAATCTGGAAATATCATCTTCTATGCAGACATGGAGACTGGTACTGTAAAGATTTCTGGGGATAACGTCACAATCGGTGGTAAATCAGCACCCGATGCGATCAGTGATGCAGTGAAAGAATCTAAGAACTATGCAGACGGTAAAGTATCAGACTTTGCAGAAACAGTTACAAAAAGTGTAGCTGATCTACAGAACCAGATTGACGGACAGATCGAGACGTTCTACTACGACTATGAGCCAACTCTAAAAAACATCCCTGCTTCTGACTGGACAACAGAAGATGATAAAAAGAAGCATGAGGGAGATTTGTTTTACTGGAAATCTAAAGGTTATGCTTACAGATTTTTCAAAGACGGCGATACATGGAAGTGGCAGTTAGTACAAGATACGGACGTCACAAAAGCATTGCAGACAGCATCTTTTGCACAGTCTACAGCTAACAGTAAGTGCCGTGTATTCCTAACACAGCCTACACCACCTTATGACACAGGAGATATGTGGAATCAAGGACAGAACGGAGACATCCTTACTTGCGTGGTAGCAAGGGGAGAGGGTGCAAGCTATGTGGAAACCGACTGGCAGAAGCTTAACAAGTACACGGACGATGAGACAGCCAATAAGGCACTGGAAGAAGCCAGAAAATCTCGTGCAATGATTATCAATCTGGACAACGATTATCAAGCAATCACGACAGATTATAAGGGAGAGTACACAACGTTTCCAGAGTGCCGCACGACAGCACAGGTTTTGTACGGTCATACCGACATATCTAACGACTGTACTTATAATGTGCAGAAGTCAAGCGGTGTCGTAGGTTCTTGGAACAATTCAACTCACACATACACTGTGACAGCATTAACAACAGACGTGGGATGGGTGGATATTACAGCAAATTACCTAAATACATATTCTGTTACGAAAAGATTTGACATTGCTAAATTAAAAGGCGGTATCCCTGGAGAGACAGGTGCAAAAGGAGATAAGGGAGAAACTGGAGCAAGCGGTAGAAGTATCACAAGTTCTGAAACGACTTATCAAGCATCCAACAGCGGAACGGTAGCACCAACAGGAACATGGAGCAAAACACCGCCAAACGTTGCAGAAAATCAATATCTGTGGACGAGGACCATATATACTTACTCTGATAAAACCACAAGCACAACATATTCCATCGGTAAGATGGGAGCTAAAGGAGAACAGGGTGCAAAGGGAGAAACTGGTGCTACTGGACCGCAAGGGGAAAAGGGTGCCACTGGACCTCAAGGGCCACAGGGCGAACAGGGAATCCAAGGTCCGCAAGGAGAAAAGGGCGAAAAAGGCGACCAAGGACCACAGGGTCTACAAGGTATTCAAGGCCCAAAAGGAGAACAAGGAATCCAAGGACCTAAGGGTGCTAGTGGAGATACAACATATTTTCACATTAAGTATAGTTCTGTGGCAAAACCCACAACAGCTTCTCAAATGACTGAAACCCCATCTACCTATATTGGAACATACGTGGACTTTACAGAAGCCGATTCAAGCGACCCATCTAAATATACATGGGCAAGATTCCAAGGATTGCAGGGAGAAAAAGGTACACAGGGTATCGCAGGTACTAACGGTATTGATGGAAAAACATCTTATCTTCACATCAAATACTCAAATGACGGTGGAAAAACCTTTACTTCCAATTCTGGCGAAACGGTAGGAGATTACATTGGTACTTGCACAGATTACAACCTAAACGATCCAACGACAGTAGCTTCTTATACTTGGGCGAAGATTAAAGGCGAACAGGGTATTCAAGGAGCTAAAGGGGATAAAGGGAATACGGGAGCAACTGGTCCGCAAGGAAGTGCAGGAAGAACGTACTTCATGGAAACATCGTCAAGTATCGTGAAAATGTCTGCGGACAACACGATTGTGCCGAACTACATTACATTATCTGGTTACTACCGTGACGGTACAGCAACAGCACGTACAGCTTATAAGTGTCGATTCAAGATTGAGGAAACAACGGACGGAGATACATACACGACCGTTTATACTTCATCCTCAGATGAAACTGACATTACCCATGCACTGTACTCTGTGCTAGCAAGTGGTTCAAGCGGTGTTACTGCAAGCGGTTCAAGTGGTATCGGTATCTCAAGAAATCTTACAGCGTTAAGGTGTACGATGTATGCCGCAGGTGGATTTTCACAGGTGTTGGATATTGAGACAATTCCAGTAGCCATTGACGTAGATGCACTGACTCACGAAGATATATTCAATCTGCTGACCAACGACGGAGCATGGCAAGGTATTTATCGTGGGTCTGACGGTAAGTTGTATATCAACTTTACTTATGCTAGAGGTGGAACATTAAATCTTGGTGGAAAAGCAAACACGTACGGTAATGGACAAATGCACGTTTATGATGCAAATGACAATGAAATTGTTGACATAAACACGAAAGGGATAGTCGTAACGCATTATATATCAGGCATGGGAGAAAAGCCAATATCATATGTGTGTATAACACCAGACGTGTTCGGTGGTATATATTTATCTGAAAACAAGGATGGAACTGGTGCATGTGCGATTTTGTCCCCAGATGAGATTGTATTAAAAAATAACAGCAGTGGACCAATTACAGTACAAACAGACATAACAATGCATATGACGGATGAATCACTTTATCTTGGGTCGGTAAGTAATTATAAATTTCATTTTGGAAAAGAAAAATCAAGTTTTTATCAGCCAGTTACTATTGGCGGAAGTTTGTCTGTTGCAGGAACAAAAAACAGAATCATAGATACAGAAAATTACGATACAAGAAAGCAGTATTGTTATGAAACAGCAACCCCATATTTTGGGGATATAGGTTCTGGATGTACTGATAATACAGGAAAATGTTACATAGACATTAACGATATATTTTCAGAGACAGTAAACACAGGTGTTGAGTACCAAGTATTCTTGCAGAAAGAGGGGCAAGGCGATATATGGGTAGAAGAAAAGACCGATAGTTACTTTGTCGTTCGAGGCACTGAAAACCTTAAATTTTCGTGGGAAATCAAAGCAATTCAGAAAGATTACGAATTTGAACGACTTGAAAAATTCGATAACTCAGAAAAAGAAGAAGTGATTGACTATGAGAAAGAATATATGGAAGAAATCAACGATTTGATTAAAGAACAGGAGGAAATGTTAAATGAAACAGTTGAGTAGCTTTATGGTATTAAATATTGACGGTGGAGACAGAGTATCATACACATACAATGAGATTGACGATAACACAGGAGAACCATTGTCACAGAATAAAAAAGAAAATTTCTGGGTAGTAGATAAAGAACTTAAAAAGCACATTGATGCTATCAGAAGCTACGTCAGAGAAAACAAGTTGAATTAAGGAGTGATGTTATGGCAATCAATATACCTTTAGTACATATATCGGATTTAACAGAGAAAAAGACAATATCAGATGATGATTACATGCTTACTGGTGGGAGTACCGCCAGTAAGGTTAAGTGGTCAACGATCGTGTCTCTGATAAAAACTAAATTAGGGATTGGAAATATAGAAGATAGTATAAGTAAAATACAATCAGATATTTCTACGTTAAATAGTGATTTTTCAAGTTTACAGTATAAAACCTATGGCATTGATGGATTTGCTATTAAAAAAAATAGTCAGTTAGCAATGATTTATATATGGTATGGCAAAAGTTTGACAGGCGGTAATACAAATCAAACTTTATTAACATTGCCCAACGGTATTACATTTAACAATGAAGTTTTCGCTCCTTGTGAAATCATTGACGGAAGTTGGACTCCACGTGGAAATACTGGGTACATAACTATACATAACAATACAGTGGACATAAGATGCAAAGATACAACATCTTACGGTGTCGTAATAGCAAATGTGATTGTTCCTGCATCATACATTAATATTTCATAGTTCTATTAACTAAATAATGATTTTTCTTTCGATTTTACATTAGTTCCAAACGGCAACTTAAAAACCTATTTGAATGTCTTTAAAGTCAAAAATAAGCTTATTATAATTGGTGGCATTGACGTTCCGTTTCGATGGGAAAAAACATATTCTTTTTTGACAATAAACGGATTGACTGCCGTAAAATCTGAAAGCTGTATGTTAGTACATGTTCAAGCGAGTGGACAGGAAATCACATTGTTAAACATTCCTAAAGGTGGCAATCGAGATTTAATGCATACACTAATTAGTGATTTAACTTATAAAAAGATTGCATCAAATATTCCAAGTTCAACAAAATATACAATTCCAAGTGAATATAAAATGGCAATTCTTGTTGCAACGATTAATTATCCTAATGCAATAAGTCCACAATTTACGTTCATGTTTCCAAATTTAACAGAAACAAAGCGTATATCTGATGGTTACTGGTATGACAACACTTATCACGCAAGCTTTATGGCATGCAACGATGGAAATGTTGTTTACTTTGCTTCAAATTGGCAAGTAGTGTCTCCAACAGGTACAGTTACTTATGATGTTTATGCAAGGTAAGTTAATTATCAAATACGATTCCACCTTGGTCTATATATACTCTAGGTGGAGCAATTACCGTATAATATCCCCATTGTTGGAGATTACAAATTTGTATAGACGTACCGCTTGCACGGCAATACACGTTACTAGATATAATGTTTGATGTGCCGTCAATTTGAACGTTTGAACCACTTACATTTACTGTAATTAGAGAGCATATTGGACTTCCATTCCCGTTTCCATAAAGAAGCAAAGCAAACTTATCACATGTTTTTTGAACTGTAGTATAGTTTTCTATTGATATATAGAAATCATTACCAGAACCACTTGTTTTTAGCACAATGTTCCTTGATCTATTTGTTAAATCACTATTTAACGTATAAATAAAAAAACACCCTGCATGAAGCAAGGTGTAAATAAATTACAAATGGAGATTAAGAAAGAAGAAAATCTCCATTCACATATTAACACAAACACTTAATAAATGAAAGGAGAAACTATGAATCTTAAATTACGTTTCAAAAATAAAGCAACATTAGTAGCATTGGCTTCTGCCTTAATTGCATTTATCTATCAGATTCTAGGAATCTTAGGTATCACAGCACCAATCGCACAGGATGTAGTATCACAGCTTGTAGGTATCATCCTTAATATCTTAGTGGCTGTCGGGGTATTGGTGGACCCAACAACAAAGGGAATCGGGGATAGTGTTAATGCAATGTCTTATGAAGAATTAGGACAGGCAGTAGACCCAGACTATCAAGGACCTGCGGACTTAACAGAAGAACCTATCAACATTACCCACAAAGAGGAAGTGTAAA